TCTGCACCGAAATTCATTGAGGACGTAACTTGTTCAAAAATTATATTGTCCTCTGTTGACGTGTGCCAAACTCCTGTATGGTCAACATGGTCAATATGTACATGGTCTGCTTCAAAGTTTGCGACTTGTATATTTCCTTGACGTAATAAATCTAGATTTTGATTTCTTAAATCTTGTATTCTTTTATTTTGTTCTTTAGTTAAATTATACTCCTCATCTTGTGTAGCTTTTATTTTATTTATTTCATCTTGGTTTGCGTTAATTCTTTGATTTATACCATCAATTTGAATTTTAGTTAATTCCTTATCACTTGCACCTCGTTTTTTTGCATAAGCTAAAGATAATTGAGTTCTTGTATCAATTGATTTTATTTCAGCATCAGTTAATTCTTTTGTATATTCTAATTCCTTATTTAGTTCTTTTTGTTTTTCTGTCATTTCTGCAGTAGCATCTGAACTTTCTAACATTTTAGAAATAAGAAAACCTAAAGCAACTACTAAAGCACCAACACCTGTTGATATTAATGCTACTCTCATAGCTTTTAACGCTCCCGTTGTTGTGCCTACAACTGCAGTATATACAACTTGTAAACCTGTTTGAACTTTTGTTGCTGCGCTTGAAATACCAATAGCTAAAGCGCTTTCTTTTTGTAAAGCATTTGCAATAGATTGTATTCCAACAGTCAATCCTATAGCAGCTTCAACTTTTGCCATTTGCTTCTGCAAGTCTTCATTCTCAACTCCAAATAAAGCAGTTGCCGAAGTAGCTACTGAAAAAGCACCGCTTAAAGTTTGCGCTCCTTGAACTACTGCATCGATATTTTTTGTATCACTACCTAAGTTTTTAATTTTGGTATTAATATCTCCTATCTTATCCGAAACCTCTCCTGCTTTCTTTGCAATAATATCGTACTGCTCCGTCCCCTCATCTAAAGAAGAAAGTTGACGTTTTAACTGTGCTAACTCTGCTTTTAAAGATTGACTTTTTTCTTCTGTTTGGGTTAAGGATTGTTTGAACGCATCCAACCCACCCATAGCCTTAACTTGGTCAACATCAATTTTTATTACTTTCTCGATTGCCATTGTCTTTTTATTTTACGTTTTGCAGTTTTTAAATTTGTCGCAATTTCATTCTTACCTTTTGCTATTTCTATTATTTCAGACTTAGCACTTATCCAATCGTGAGAACCTAATAAGTTCAAAATTAATCCTACCATTATGCTTGGTTTATAGTTATTGTAAATGTTGTACTCGTGCCTATTGTAATTGTTAAAGTCCCTGTTCTTGCGCTTCCACTATTAGTTGAAACTTTTACTCTTAAATAATCGCTTTTATTACCTGTTAATTTGTTTGGTGTAATCCAACTATCTGAACTCGAAATACTCCAATTTGTATTGGCACTTATTTTAACTTCAAAGTTTTCCTCTCCTTTTGTTGCATCATAAGTCGTTAAAGAAACACCATTCAAAGTATAAGACGTTACTGGGTCATAAGTACTAACTGCATCTATTGTAATTATATCGCTGTCGATTGTGTATTCTGTGCTATCGATAGTTAAAGGATTTACATTATTAACGCTATCAATTGGAGCGCTTAAATCTGTATAGATTTCGATTGTACTATCTCCATTTGTTAAGTCAGTTTTAATACTTGAAATTTTATACTTGTAATCTCCAATAACAAACCTATCATTTAACCCTAAATTATAAAGTATACGAATAGGTAACTTACATTTTAAATTTAGTACTCTTGTTTTTTTGTTGTATAAATCCTCGATGTATGTTTTCCAAAAGTTATAATATAATCCTGTTACAATTGGACTATAAAAATAACTTGAATTATCTGCACCGAAATTCATTGAGGACGTAACTTGTTCAAAAATTATATTGTCCTCTGTTGACGTGTGCCAAACTCCTGTATGGTCAACATGGTCAATATGTACATGGTCGCTTTCTAAACCATTACGATAAAATCTAATTGGCTTCCCTTTAATCGGGTTGTTGTTAATATCTACAGCGAACCCACATTGTAAATCTGTTTGAGTAGAAGTTGAAACATCGGTTAATCTTTCAAATAACATATTTTCAAATTGAGTTTCTATTTTTAACTCATCTCCTGTTATATTGTAAGTCGCTTTTAAATCTCCATAACTCAATTGATTGTTATCAAAATATTGTTTAGCTAAAATAGTATCAGATTTTTGATATAAAAAGTCAATACGTTTCTTAACTTTTGGTCGGTTAATAGTTACGTCTTTCATATCAACTAAGCTACTTATATCGTATGCTTTACCTTTACTATACCAATTATCTAAAGTGTCGATATAAAACTCTGTTGAACTTTTAGGAACTATAATTAAATTATATTGATTTATTAAACTTGTAAAATAATCCTTTACTTTTATTTCAGGTATTTGCTCATTTATTTTTAATATTGAGTTAGCAGTTGTTTGAGTTGTTCCGTCTGCAAACAACTGTCTTTTGTCAGTACTAAAAACTATATTCCCACCATAAAAAATAATAGAAGTAAAACTTATACTACCTTGAATAGATGAAACTTTAAAAGTAAAATTATGATTTGAGTTATCCTGCTCAAATGTTTTTTGATAAATTAAAACCTCACTATCTCCTGCTAAATTATTATGTGTATCGTATAAAATACCATTGTCGAAAACCTCTACTTTATAACTATAAGTCGATGTTGTATTAATAAATATTTTTATAGTACTAATTTTATTGTTTGGTAATGTTGACGTTGGAAAATTATTAATCCAATCTATAACAACACTATTTGTCGTTAGATTTATTTCGGGTGTTGTAACACTCCAATCAGCTGTCGTTGTAGTTAGTGTTTGAACGTCTACAGCCAAAGCAGTTGATGAAGTTTTCATTTGTCCAGCTTCTTTATGCAACCATAAAAAAGAATTATAAAATATTGACCTGTCGAAAAAATCTCTGCTAAATGTAACTCCGTATTTTGTTTCGATAGCTTCGATAATTCTTAAATCCCTTAATGCGGGTTTAAAATCTTTGTAAGTAATTGTGTTTCCATTCTTTTTTAAATCGTGGTCTGCATTACTTCCGTAATCCATATAAGTACGAGAGTTGATTAATGGATAATAAATATCGCCACTACTCAAAGAACTATCGTTAATCGAATCAATTACTGAAATACTATAATCGTGATTGTAAGCGCTTAAATCTAAATCACGCAAATAGTCATCTGCAAACTTATCTGAAAGGTTTACAGAATTACCATAAAAAGTAATCGAATACGAATAAGGTAATCCGTTTTTTAACTTACTGCTTTCTAATTGTACCGAACCGAATTTAAAAGGAATACTATTAACTTCGATATAAGCATCAATTCTAATATTTGCGTTAAAAGTTCCATCAACATCTGCATCAAACCAATAAGATAAAAGAGCATTATTGTTTGGACTTGTAGGTATTGAAAAACTTTGCGTAAAATCTGCACGAACTTTCGATATATCAGATAGGTTTTTAACGTTTAAATTAATCTCAATCTTTTCATCTTGAAATAAATCTAACCTTTCATAGCTCAATCCGTCGATAGTCTTTAAATATACTTGTACATCCATTATATTACGCTATTCATTAAGTTAAAACTATACTCAAAGTCGAAAGTATATTGAATTAATTTATCAAAAACTTTCTTTTTAACGTCCATTGATTTTTTATTTAGGTTTACAGGCAAATAAACTCCATTATTTTCTACATAAATAAATTCTGATAGCATCATTTCTTTGATAATATCGTTGTAATACTCAGGAATAAAGTCGGTGTTTAATGTAATTACTTCTTTTGCGCTTGGTTGGTATGCTTTTTTATTATGTGATTGTAAAGAATAAACGCCATAAGTTGAAATAATAGGCATATAATCTGAACTTTCTACATTGATTGTTGACTTTGAACGCAAATTAAAAGGTATGCTTTGCCAAAAACCAAACTTATTTTTAAAGAATACGTTATACAAAGGATATTTACAAACCTCTTTTACAATAAAAGTATGTGTTTCTGTTGTTGCTCCGTAATTAAAAACCGCTGTAAAACTCGATTGTGTTGCAATATAACTACCTATGTTAACATAAGCTACTAATTGATTATTAATCGTTTCATCTAAAGTAAAAGAAACGCTACTCCCATCGATAGTAATTGAAACTAAATCTTTTGAAACAAAGTATAAAGGATAATCCGAACCACTATAAACAATATGTGTTGTATTGGTACTCAATACGTTTTTAGTTAGTTTAGGGTTGTATAATTCTGTGTGATAACCAAAACCATCAATAGCGTAATATTGTTTGTTAGAAGTGCCTATTAAAGTTCCTAAATAATAAGCGTTAATTTCAGCATCCAACCAAACACTATCGTATGATGTTGAAGTATGAACTCCTGTTGTTCCAAAAGTAGGTATATTGCTTTTGCAATAATCATTTACAAACTTCGCTACTTCAAAATTAATTCTCGTTTGTCCTGCTTGAATAACTGCTTTTGATAGTGAAAAAGTTGTAGTACTTGGTGCATCTGTTGTTGCAGTTCCTCTGTAAACTTTCATATTTAAAGTAGCTAAATCAAAGTACATTGTAGGCTGTATATCGATATTAAACGGACTTCTTGAAAGTATAATATTATCTCTTGTAAAAGGTTGTATGCTTACGTCGATAAATGATAAAGTTAAATCCCCAACTATTGGTGTGCCTATTGTAGTAAACGAAACATCAGTAGCATTTAATAGAATATCAATTCCATCGGTTACCTGCGTTACGCTTATCCATGTGTAAGCTGAATAGTAAGTAGTTGCAAAATTAAATAGATTTGTAATACTATCTAACTTTGTAGCTCCAATAGTTATAAATCCTATTGTCGGTGTAGCTTTATAAACAAATGATGTTAGTGATGAATAAAACTCACTTGGTACTACTGGAAAAAACGCAACGTAATCGTTATTACTTGGATTGTCCGTTAATCTTATCTCAACTTTTTTTGCCATTGTCTATTGTATATTGTAAAAATGTTTCAACATCTAATCCGTATGCTTCTATTAAATCGTCAGGCAATTGCTTAAATGCTCTGTCAAATGGTTTACTAAAAAACTCCGTTGGTTTTAATCCTGTTCTATAAATGCTTCTTGTTATTAAATTAGCAGTTTCTTTATAGCTTAAGAATTTACCTGTTTGCCTATCTTTAAACTGAAATCTTTTTTTAGTTACCCAATTAATAATTCCATTTGTTAAACCTCCTTTTTGTCCTGTTCCGCTTCCAAACTTAAAAGGGCTGTTCGGTGCTTTTGTACTACTTACTTTTCCTTTAACTCCTTTGTCTTGGAACTTTCCATAATCTTCCATTTCAATAGCTAAACTAAAACTTCTCGGAGCAACTGAAACAAAACCTTTTAAACTATTGTAAAGTTTCTTATCTACATTGTGACGTCCTTTGGTTAAGTTTGTTCTCGCTTGTTGGATAACATACTTATTAAAACTTTCTAACGTGCTTTGTGTTTTAACTGCATCCATCGACATCGTTTGTAATTCCTAATTCAATTTGAAACATACAACCATCTAACATATTCATAAATTCTAAACTCAAAACTTCGGGTGTTGTATTCGATAACAAATCTACATTCTCATCATTTAAGTTTCTTAAACGTGCAAATAATCTATTAGCTATTGCAATAGTATCATCATAGTTTTGAAGTTCGTTATCATTTCGTAACCATTTATTACTCGATGGAACTTTATTAATATCTCTAATCTTTAAGATATGAATTTCAAATAAAAAACTAATAACTCCTTGTTGCTGTTGTGGATTGAAATTTAATAACTGAATATGAGCAAGTGGATAGTTTCCATTTTTATCTAAATCAATATCGTTGCTAACTCCGTGAGTTACTAAAGCCACATCCGTATCACTTTCAAGTAATGATTTTAAATAGTTTATAGTTGTTAGAAATTCCATTTATTAATATTTTTTATCTCTTGCTATTTCGTAATCATAATGCCAACTTTCGGCAGTCCCACAAGCCAATCTATATACTATTGAATTTTTAGTAACTTGAAATCCTGTTATAATTCTACTTAATTGGTCTGTATCTGTAATTAAAAAAACTACTTCTTCTAATTCAAATTTATTATTAATTTGCATATTTATTTTTTTATTTGTCTTTTTTCTTCGTTTGCTAAATCATTCTTAAACTCTAAGAATGTTAAAAACTCGTGTATGTTAATTTCAGTTGTTTTTGAAAAGTTAAAATACTCTCCTCCAGCAACGCTGTAAATTGATTGATACCAACCCCACTTTGAGCCAAAACTTTCTCCAATTGTTCTATCTCCGATGTCGGTTGCTGTAAATAATCCCTCGTAGCTTTCAGCAATTCTTTGCTTAAATTGCAAAAAAAAACCATAGTACCTAACAACATATCTAAAGGTGCTTTTAACATTTCTAAAGCATACTTTTCAGAACTTTCGTATTTTTCAATTTGGTAATCGTTAAACACTTTATTTGTAATTGGTCTGAAAGCAACTGCCATAAATCTATGATAGTTGTCTACATCCCCAGCGTATTTATCTAAATCAATATACTCTCCTGCAGTAATATTATCTAAGTTCGGAATGAAGGCAAAGTTGTTAAACATCAAATCTTTTACATTTGTTTCTTTATTTAGAACCTCAATACATTGATTTGCTATTTCTTTTAGTTCATTAAATGGAATCTCCATTGCTTGGTCTGTTGTTATATCGCAAAATATAGAAACAACTCCTATAATTCTTGCTATATCGTCAACATCGTTTAGCTTCATAAGTCTATTATATTGCATAAATTGACCTACATTTATTTCGCTTTGTTCCGTTGGTATCTTAACTTTAATATCCATATTATAATAACGTATTTTTATTACTTAATTTAATTAATAATCGAAAATATATTTGCCTTGATTTGGTTTTCCTATTAAATTCCATACTACATAGCCTAAAGCGTCTAATAAGTGATTGTAATCGTCGATAGGTGTTTCGCTTTTCTTATCGTGCCAAACATAATTATTTAGTTCTTTTACTAAATTAGTTGATTCCGCATCTACTATAATTTCATAATCTTGAAGTAATGCTATTCTGTCAACTATTTTAGGTTTATCAATTCCTTTTATATTTAACCCTCTTGACTTTAATTCTGATATTAAACGAGGTTCGGCACTATCTGCTATGATAAGATTTTTAGTGCCACAATAACGATTGTTTTCGTTGTATATTTCAGTAGTATTTAATCCTGCTTTGTAAAGCAATTCTTTGCAGTAAATCTTTTTATTTGCTTTGTCTATTGAAACTTGAATAAGCGTTGTAGGGTCAACACTAAACCCGAAGTCTTGACCGAATGCAGTGAATCCTGTATCAATATATTTATCAATTTTCCAATTAGAAAATATAACGCCCTCTGCTTTATTTAACCAACCTCCTAAAATTTGATGCTTATATTTATTTGGATTCGTTTCTTTAATCCTTTCAACTTCGTTTATAAAACTACTATCTAAATTATCGATATTGTCTAAATAGGTTGTATGAATATAAGTTACATCGTCTTTAATTCCGTTAAACCCCTCTTGTACTCCTTTATCCTCAAAGAAACGTTTATAAATCCAATGTTCCTTAGTGGCTGGATTTAGAATTAATATAACTCTGTTCTGTTTTCCTTTTTGTCTAATAGATAAATTAATCTTATCAAATGTAAGTTCGTCTGTAAGTTCTTCTGCTTCATCTAATATCCACGTTGTAACACCTTGCAAAGATTTTAGATTTGCAGTTTGGTCACCGCTTGATGTTTTAATTCCACGAAATATAATATCTGACTTTGAGCGTAGGTTTTTAATCTCTGATTTATTTACTTCAAAGATTGCGTTCAATTCCATTAAGTCAATCTTTTCTTTAAACTCTGGAATAATTGAAAGGTGTGCCGAAGTCATAGTTTGACGTGTGAACAATATCTTATGACCTACTTCAAACGACAAAAGGCAGGTAAAAGTACCTGCTCCAAATGATTTTTGTCCTCCTCGACCTCCTGTTATAATAAAATACCGAGTATCGTTTTCAAATAATGGTTTATATTTATTGTTTAGTGTTATCAAATTGTTTATGTTTTTCTGCTAAATAAGCGTAAACATCTTGTATGGTTAAAAAATTCATTTTACATAAATATTCTGACCATTCATAAATATATTTAATAGTTATAACATCTAATAATTTAGTAGGTGTATAATCTAAACATATTTGAATATAAAAAAATCTATCTTTATTCATCACTCTTTAAATTTAATTACGTCTTTTAAATCGAAGTTATCCAAAGTTAAATTTGTATCTTGTTGGATAGATTGCTTAGGCATCCCAAACATGTAATTAAAATATAATTTAACAGCCCAATCTTTTTTCTCATTTAAAGCCTCTGTAAGCGCATTAAACGCCAAAGGTTCTAATGGAGTGAGTTTTTCAATTAAACTTTGCTCCTCTGCTTTGCTTTTACGTCCTGCGCCTTCTCTTGCCCCTCCTTTTACTTTCTCCATTTGAAAAAATTTGATTATTCAATAAACATTTTTGCTTTTATCTCATCTATTGTAAGTCCTAATAAATATACAAGTCCAACAGGAATTAACTTGCTATAAAATATATCAAATCCTTTATAAACTTTCATCTTTTTACGCTTCTTTAAAGTACATAAATTAAAATAGTCAAGCTCCGATATACATAAAGTTTTCATTAACTCTTTGTCTTTTGTTTCTTTTATTAAGAAATCTATTTCCTGTTTAATCATAATACACTTTAAATATTCGTTTTTGTAATGTTGATTCTATTAATTCAATTTTAATTATATTTTTATCTTTATAGTATTTCTTTGTTTCTTCTAAAAAATTAATATGGTCAAATTTACCGCTTTGCTCAAAGAATTGTATTTTAGTTTCTTTCATAACTAATCATTACAATACTCTTGACCTGTTACTAAATCAGTTCTATTCCCTGTTAATTGAATATCCTTTGTAGTATTATCACAATTATTTTTTACTTTAATTTTTGTGAATACATTGTTAGGTATTTGTAAAACTATTTTCTCTGTAATAATTCCACAATTACAATCAGTGTTTGGTAATTCATCTGGAGTACAACTTGCACCGAATGAAAATAATAAAATGAATGCGATTAATATTTTAGTTTTCATAACTTGCTAATAGATTAAGTTTATTTTTAATTTGTTTTAATACGTTAGTTTGTTCTGTATCAATTTCTGTTCCAAAAACATTATTGAATAGATTTACTAATTCTGTATTACTTAGTGTTTCAATACTTTGTTTTTCTTCTGTAGTTAATTTTCTTGGATTATGAAAAGGAAAATCTTTTTTACTCCAGTTAATTTTATTGCAGTTATTACACTCATCAACTACATCATTCCGAGTTGTTTTTTTCTTTGACATATTTGTTCTTTTAATTGCTGTTGTGTTTTTTTTACCATTGAATATGATATTTGGCTTTTACGACAGAAATTCATTATTCCATCCTCATACGCATTTTCTACTATTGTCTTTTTATAAGTTGGTTGTTTATCTACTACTTTGTCAATTAAATCAATTTCGCAAATATGTTCAATAGTAAACTCATCTTGTTTTATTTCAATTTCATAATCAATGGTAAACTCTCTTTGTTTTCTTTTCTCATCTAAAAATATACTTCTTAAGACAAAGTAAATATAAGAATCGTTTATTTGTTTTTCAGAATTATATAATCTTAAATACATATCCTGTACTAAATCATTTGCGTAGTCTTTATCCTTACATATCTGATATGCAATTCTTAACCAAACTTTATGATTTTTAGATAATTCTTCTAACATTTAACAAAGCTATACATTTTTTCTTTACAAACACAAAATAACTCAATAAACTTTTAATGTTTCGTGTTTCCATTGTTATTTTTGTTTAAATGTTTCGTTGTAGTAATCTTTAGCGCTTCTTGGAATACCACTAAGTCCCGCATTACATGCGTCTTCAATTTCTTGCTCTTCTTTTTCGAGTAGTTTTTCTAAATTAGTAATTACATCTGTTATTGCTCCATCATAGCCTTTTGCATATTCTGTATTTGAAATAATGTGTTTTTGCGCATCTTTAAAAATAGTTATCGCTTCTTGTATCGGTGTTTGTTTCATTATTGTTTCTTTTTAAATTGTTCAAATAAATCGTTAAGTTTTTCTCCATCTATAATGATATTATAGCGTTTAGCATACTCTCCTATAATGTTGTAAACCAATTCACCCGTTTCATCCTCACTATAC